CAATATTACCCCTATTCAAATTCTAATTCTGCCATGCTATCATTGAAAAATTCGATCAGTCCTTGTTCCTCTATAAATTCAAGCCATATTTCCTTCCCGTTAATTAATGGAACTCCTTTTTCTTTACGAATTGTTTGATACAAGTTAGTCACGACTTGTTTCCACATTTCTAATACAGCTTTATCTATTTTCTTATAATCCCAGCGTTTTTTTTGGGGTCTATTTTTGTTTTTTTCAATTTGATAATTAGTAGCTTTGATGATAAATGTTTCGTATCCGGTTGTGTTTTTTTCTAACCATTCTTTGAATTCTGTATATATCATTTTTGTTCACCTTTCTATTTTTGAACATATGTTCTTTTTTGCTTAAAAAATTTTAGAGAGCTGCATAACAATAGATGCGAGCTTTTAATAATTCTTTCACAAGTGGTTCGAAGCGAACGCTTAAATTATTATCTTCTATAAATTTCATGTAATTGATATTGTGTGGTTCTAATTCAGACTTTGCAATATATCTATCTAATAATTTTTCAATCATAAAGCGATCAGCCTCATATTACATTTTTGAATGGAGAGAGAATGCTAAGTTATATAAAAAATAATTATCATGATGTTTAGAAGCGTGTCCTAATTCATGTAATAAGGTTCTTTGTCTTCTATACTTAGATAAATTAGCTTTTATTACTATGGTATTCATATAAGCAACATAATGGCCGTCGGCATCAAGGTTTTCACGCTCTTCTACCTTAACGCCGAGTTCATTAATTATCATTTCAATTTGACTGTCCAAATGACTCACCTACTTATTTAGTTATCTTTTTTCTCTAAATATGCTTCAATCATAGCTGATAGTATTTCCCTATCATTATCGGTGAGCGGTTTTCCGTCGCTACTCATAACAGATGCTAAAGCTTCTTCCACGGTTAGTTTTCTTTCCTCTGGTGCAACTCCCGCGTTAGGATCATCTGTGCGTCCTAGCAAATAATCTGTTGAAACATGGAAATAGTCAGCAACTGCATTTAGTTTATCAATGGATGGCTTACTCTTTTTCCACGCATAAAGTGAATTTTTACTAAAATTAAGTTTTTCTTCCAATTCGACAATAGATATTTTGCGTTTATCTGCTAACATTTTTACTCTCTCAAATGTTGTCATAATAATGATTCTCCGATCATGCCTAAAACACATCTTAAAAACTTTGTAGATAATCGTTGACATCTACAAAACTTTATAGTGATATATGTTCGTAAGCTAATTTAATAAGCTAACAAGCAATAAGAAAGACACCTAATAAAGTAAACAAATTCAAGGTCAGGAAACTTAGAATGTTAATTTATAGGGTAATTCTGTGCTTATTTAACTATGCACTTATTCTACAAAACTTTGTAGAAACTGTCAACAAAATTAGCTAATTTTATCAGCTTACAAATTTAAATAGAGAGAGAGGAAAAAATGGAATCAGGAAAGAAATTAGAAGCAAATGATTTAGATGTTGAAAATAGACAAAAACTTCAATTGCTTGAAATGTATGAAAGAGCTTTTGATGGCCCAGAACAGCAATTAAGTTTAACTGCTGTTACTACATTTAATCATTTGGCAGATAAATACAAAAAAGAGGAAATCTGCGTAATTGCAGAAATCCTCAAAGCGTTAGCTACAGCCCCAATTGTTTTGCACGTTTGATTTTTTCTTGGACAGAAGGCTCATTTTGTTTCGCTTCATTCAGGGCGACATTATTATCGTTAGAAGCGTATGTGTATGCTTCTTTGAATAACTTGAATTTTTCTTGAACGGTTAATTTTGAATCTGAAGAAGAGACAACAGCTAAAGCAAACTCTTTTGGATCAACTAACATTTTTTCACCACCTTAAATTATTTCAGTAGACCACTTACTGATAAGAGAATTATATCAAAGAAAGGAATGAGCAAAAATGAACACACCGCAAATTTTTAACTTTGAACAACATGAAGTAAGAACAGTAACAATACATGATGAACCATTTTTTGTTGGAAAAGATGTGGCTAAAGTTCTAGGGTACCAAAATGGTAGTAGAGATATTAACAGACACGTCGATGTAGAAGATCGGCAAAACTACCAAAACGGTACTTTTGAATCGCCTAGAGGGTTAACTATTATTAGCGAATCAGGTTTGTACTCCTTAATTTTAGGAAGCAAACAACCAAATGCTAAGAAATTTAAACGTTGGGTGACTAGCGAAGTGTTGCCAGCAATTAGAAAACATGGAGGTTATCTAACTCCAGAAAAAGTAGAAGAAGCTTTGCTTAATCCAGATACAATCATCCAATTAGCAACTAAGTTGAAAGAAGAACGTACTGGAAGACTAATCGCAGAACAAAAAATTGCAGAATACGAACCCAAAATTTCGTATTTAGATAGCATATTATCTTCTACAGATTCAGTAACAATTAGTCAGATTGCAGCAGATTATGGGATGTCTCCCCAACAGATGAATAAATTACTTCATAAACTAGGTATTCAGAAAAAAGTAGGCAATCAATGGCTATTATGTAAGAAACATATGAGACAAGGATATACAAAATCTCATACAACTGAGATTCCGAAATCTGATGGTGGAACAAAAGTTGTGATGAATACAAAATGGACTCAAAAAGGACGTTTGTTCATTTATGAGTCGCTAAAAAAAGAAGGATATATTCCAGAAATTGATCTATTAGAGGAGAGATAGTTATGTCGCAGGACTTCATTTTAAAAGTGCGTGTGGCGCTAGCTACGCATAACAAGAGTCAAGCTTGGTTAGCTGAAAAGATTAATATTTCAACAGCTTATATGTCGGATATTATGAATGGACGTAGAAAGCCAGATAAACAAATCAAGCCAATTGAAGCAGTATTAGCAGAATTAGAAAAGGAGGAAAAACATGCAAATAACAATTCCAGATAATTTAGTAGTTTCCGAATTAACTACACAGATCACGAATGCAGTGCTTAATTCTTTGGACGAACGATTACACCTTATGAACAAATCAGTAGAGCTTCCTCCATATCCAAACAAATCAGAGGTAAGAAAAGTTTTAGGAATTGGTGATGACAAATTAACACATTGGATAAACCTAGGCTTAAAAACACAGCAGTGGAGCAAGTTAGACATCAGAATTGAACGATCGGAACTTCAAAGATTTTTGAAAGAAAACTTTGAGTTTTAAAGGCAAAGGAGAATGATTTTATGTCCTACACATTGCAACAAGAACATCAAATTCTCGGTTTGATTAAACAACGCAGGAAACAATTACAAGATGACCGTGCAGCGCTTAGAAAAGCCGATGAGCTATCAGATAGACAAGCTGAACTAATTGCTTCTGAACTTGAGGATTGGAGAATGCTAGAAATAAAAAATAGGGAGATTAGATTATGAAGAAGACAGACACACTTTTTATAGGATTCATTTTGGGGTTATTAGTGATTGTAGCGCACCAAAGTATTATCGGGGGAAGTTTGTTTGCAGCATTGATGGTTTTAATCAATCTGCTTGATTCAAAAGAAAGGAGCAACTATGGCACGAGAAGAAGCGCTAAAAATCGGTAAAGTGATTGCTGATAATTGGTGGGCAAATAGCCGTTCTATTATTTTAAGCAAGCAACATATCGAAAAGAAAAAAGCATGGCAACAAATAAAAAAGTGACTCCGCCGACCAAAGCAATGAGTCACTCAAAAAATCATAACTAAGGAGATTTTAACATATGGAAAATGAACTTTCCACTCTAGATCAATATTTGACTGATCCTAGTTGGGACAAATCGAATATCAAGGAAACAAATAATCGAAAAATCAGACGAAATCTCTTGACGGATGAAGAACTATCATGAGATCAAGATGACTTGGGAAATTTTGTGAGTATTTGGGATCATGTTTACCTTATACATCTATCAAAACATTCAAACAAACCTGAATATATTTACGTCATCGAAAATGGCTTGACTGATGCATTAGAAGAGTACGAAAGGGATAACTTGATCGATATCTCTTATTACGGAGCAGGTAAGAAATACATTGCTGAAATGGAGGCAGAATTTGATGAGTGAAGGAACGAAACGCAACGATAACAAATTATTCAATAGTCTGTACAAGATAACCGTCAATGATGTTGTTGAAAAAAGAAACAAACTAACTTATCTGTCCTGGGCATGGGCGTGGGCAGAAGTCAGCAAAATCTGCGAAGAAGTAGACTACGAAATCTATCGTGATCCAGAAACGCATCGTCCATACCTCTTTGATGAAAAAACAGGCTATATGGTTTTTACCAGTATCACAGCCAACGGAGTAAAGCGTGACATGTGGTTACCAGTCATGGATGGTGCAAACAAGGCAATGAAAGATGAGCCATATACCTACGAAGTCAATGATTATCAGTGGAATAACGAAACGAAGAAAAAAGAGATTGTTGGAAAAATCGAAAAGCGAGTTGAAGCAGCAACGATGTTTGATATCAACAAAACAATCATGCGTTGTCTTGTAAAAAATCTAGCGATGTTTGGGCTAGGGCTATATATATTTGCTGGCGAAGATATGCCAGAAGACGTCTCAATGCTTGAACCAGCTACTCAAAGAAGCAAAAAGCTATTCTTGGATGCTTTACAACTGGTTGCTAACAAGTACGAAAAATCAATTGATGAAGCAATTGTTGCATTGACTGATGCGGCTTCTATAACCGCTGATGACAGTAAATGGACCAAGAGAGACTTGGGTATTCTAAAACGAGGCGTTAATTGGCTTGAAGATCAGTACAGAGAAGAAACAAAAGAGAAGTGATATGAGTGTTTAAACCATTAATCGATTCATATTCAGCGGTTCTGAAAAAGTTCAAAGGAAAAGACATAGGTGCAACGATCAATGAAGAAGTGAACATTGATCGACTAAAGACAATGTATGACGGCTACGATGGCGATCGAGTCATTGAAATTCGTTTTATTGATCCTAGACGTTTCACTGTACAGCAACGAAACTTCATCTATGCGCTCATAGGCGATATTTTCATCGATACAGGGATGCCAACGGACTTCTGGAAGGAATCTTCTACTTCCGTTTCGAAGGTGTCACAGGGCGCAAAATAAGCCTCAAAGACGAATCGAATACAACTGTAAGCGATGCTAACGTCTTAGCAAATATCATCTTAGATTTCATCTTTGAACATCATATTCCTTTCAAAGAAGGCTATGAGATTTTACCAGCGAATCAAGAATATTACTTCTACAAATGCATCACAAAAAGAGTCTGCTGTATCTGTGGCAAAACAGGAGCTGACATCGATCACTTTGACAAAGCGCTAGGAAGACGAAAGCGCAAAGAAGTTGATCATTCAGAGTACACATTTGCAGCACTTTGCAGAATCCATCAAAATGGTTCTGACATCGAAACATTTAAAGCGAACTTAGACACGATGATTCAAACGGTGTCGACCATTGGAAATAAGAAACCAAAAATTATTTTAGTTACGACTTGGAATCAGGGAGACAAAGCTATTCCGTTTGATAAAGCTATCAAAGAAGCGGGTAAAAAATATGATTTACCAGTAGCTGACATTTCAAATATTTGGAAAGACAGTTCTACCAAAGGGCCAGAAGGTGTACAAACATTTAAAGGCTTAAGTGACAATTGGCATCCAAATGACGAAGGAATGCAAAGGATAGCTGAGAAAATATACGATGTATCTGAAAACACATTAAAATAAAATGCAAAGCGTACTCAAACGAGTGCGCTTTTTGTATAAAGGAGATATGGATAGTGGAAAAATATTTAAACACACTTTCAGTAATGACTGGGGTGATAGGCGGGACAATTGTTGGTTTACTGGGAGGGATGGACAATATACTACATGTTCTAATTTTTCTTGTGGGTGTGGACTTCTTGACTGGACTTGCGAAGGCATGGAAATTAAAAGAAGTAAGTAGCGAGGTCGGTTTCGAAGGATTATTGAAGAAAGTTTTAATCTTCGTGGTGATTGCCGTTACAGTTGAAGCACAGAAAATCGTTGGAAACTCTATACCTCTAAGAGAAATAGTTATTATGTTCTATGTCGCAAATGAAGGGATCAGTTTTTTAGAAAACATTTCGGTATTCCTTCCGCTACCCGATAAGTTAAAAGAAGTATTTCAACAAATACGAAATGATACTGAAAACAAAGATCAAGGAGGAAACAAATGA